CATCTGCATCTAGGCAGAACTACCTTATTGAATTAGCCTTACAGCGCACTACAGGCATCATTCAAGAATCTTACTCCAACTCTGCTATGGAATGGGGTACTCAAACTGAACCTCAAGCAAGGGTAGCTTATGAAGTCAATACCAATAATTTTGTCGATCAAGTCGCTTTCATTGACCATCCTAGTATTAAGTGGTTTGGTTGCAGCCCTGATGGGCTTGTTTCTGATAGGGGTCTTGTGGAGATTAAATGTCCTAATAGCGCAACTCATTGGGAGTATTTCAAAGCTAAAGAACCGCCTAAAAAATACTTTATCCAGATGCAAGCTCAAATAGCTGTAACTGGTAGGGATTGGTGCGACTTTGTAAGTTTTGACCCCAGGATGCCTGACCGCAGCCAGTTGCTAGTTGTTCGAGTTAATAGGGATGAAGCTTTTATTGCTGAAATGGAAGCAGAAATTCAGAAGTTTTTAGATGAAGTGGAAGTAGAAGTTCAACAAATGAAAGGGATGTAAATGGGAATTAAATATTATGTAAAAGCAGCAGTTTCTGAATTTGCCGATAAAGATGGTCAGCCCAAAAAGAGATACCAAACCATTGGCATAGTGACTGAAACAAAAAAGGGTGATCTTATGATTAAGATTGAAATGCTTCCAATGCTAAGTATGAAAGAAGGAGCTGTTTGGGGGTATTTAAATGTTCCTGAAGAAAAAGAAGCTGGTGCAGGTAAAAACTTTAGTAGCGGAGCTGGAAGCAAAGATTTGGCTACATTAGAAGATGATCCACCATTTTAAGGAGATATAAATGAGCTATTTAATCGGAGTGGCTTGTTTCTTTGCATGGCTAACTCATATATTTTTTTGCTTTAGTCATGCAGCCTGGGGTTTTTTAATTGCAGGTGCTTTATTTTTTCCAATCGGAATCCTTCATGGATTCTATCTTTGGGCTCAATAGGAGGCATTATGAATAATGAACACATATGGACTGCTGCTGGAACTGACATTACAATTCGCTGGAGAATGAATGGCTGGACACCGCCATCAGAGATTCAGGGTTATAGGGATAAATGGCGATACTATCAAAATCTTCCTTTGCGCCAATTAGATGATGCAGCAAAAGAACAATATGAACAGGTCTTGCGAAAGGCCAAAGTTATGAGGATTAAGTAATGGCAACTAAAAAATTAACTGTAAAAGAACCAGCTATAAAAGAAAAATCTGGCAAGGTTATTGTGGCTAAGTCAAAAGCTTACAGCCATGATGAACTTAAAAAGATGGCTGGAAAAGAAGCCAAAGGTGCAAAGCATGAGTTTGAGCTTTCTAATGGTCGGATTGTCACTCGCAAAGTAGCTGCTAAAGTAGCTGAAAAAGCTGGTGAAGTTCCTAAATCTGTTGGGAAAAAGCTACACTCTCATGATCTTCGCAGAGCTGAAGACATCAAAAAGAAAAAAATGTAATGAGCAATGATGAAGCTATGATTTTTGGCCTAGTCGTAATGATTAGCTTCACTTTTGTTTTCTTTTATTTAATCGGAAAAGACAATGACTGAAGAAAAAATTCCTTTTGGTGGCAATATGAAAGTGCCATCTGATGACTGTGAAGAAGCTTTTTTTGCTTTATACCCAGACTTTTTCTATGAAGGCTCTACAGCCCTTAATTTATGGACTCAGGCTTGGTTTAATGCATTAGATTGGGTTGAAGATAATAAAAAACTAATTCAGCTTTTATGAAAAAAGAGAAGATTCAGACCAGAAAAGAGCAAGAAGCAATGGCTGAATATTTGACTAAGAAGTTTGCTGAAATTGATAGACAACAAGAATTGATTCCAGTTGTCATGCAAAGAGGTGAATGGGAGGCTCTAAAATATACAATAGAGCTTGCTTTAAACCTCAAGCATAAAAAGAAAAAGTAATCCTCTTAAAGGGCAGTTAAGCCTACAGTCAAGGATGCAACAAGTAAGGGCTTTTTAGGCTTTCGACCTTACAGATAGCAGTTGCCAAATTGATGCCCTACTTTTTTTGAGGATGCGCTTTACTCATAGGTAAAGATTCATGCTTTTTGAGCTCTCGCTTAACTTCTACAAGACCATGACGAAGTTGCATAAACTCTTTATCTTCTCGCTTTTGAGTTGCTTTTGATTCAATTTCCATGCCTTTTGTATTCATATTAAGCTCCTAAAATATCCATCGCTTTATGGATTTTGTTGATTCGGTCATCTAGGCCCAAAGTACCGCCATTGATGCGCTTAGTCATGGTTGTCCAATCCTTAGACTCTACCAAAGCATTTAAGCCTTTTTTGTTCCAAAACCATCCAGCAGACATACAAGCCCATTCAGGCTCTAAAAGAAGCTCAGGTTGAGATGTAAATGGTTGTCCCAATGCATCGCCACAGACTTGATAATTAGACCGCCCTGTGAGCTGTATAACCCCTCTGCCATGAAACTTCCATCCATCTCCATCTTCAGTATTGCCAAGATCAGCTCTACCGCCATAAACCTTGTTTGCAATCGCTTCAGGATTGTTGGCATATTTCTCAGCAGTATTGGCATCTGGGAATCGAGAAGGCCAGACTCGCATCAAAGCCCCTGCGCTGTAATGAAGGTTTTCTTCTAGGACTTTAAAGTTATTAGATTCATGACCGCATTGACCAATAAAAGCAGCTTGTCGCTTTGGGGTATCAATGCCATATTTGGCAAAAGTATCATTTAAAGGATTTAGCCATTTAACATCAATATCAAGGGCTTGTAATTGAGATTCTGTCATTTAGTCACTTCATCATATTGTTTGTAACAGGCATCAAGCGCAGTTCTTATTTGGTCTGCTCTGGAAGCTTCCCTGATAAGAAATTCTGCATCCTCGGCAAAAAGGGTTGCCCCAGTTCCGCTTTGTCCATTGTTGGAGCTTTGGTTTGTCCTACTGGGCCTGTTCCGCAACTCGATAAGAGCATTAGCAAGCTGATTGTTAATAGCATTGATTTGAGCATATTTGTCTTTCCTTATTTGGTCTGTTGCATCTTGCATTTGATGTTCTTTTTCTCTGGCATTTTTTATTTCTTCAGCTTTATATTCTTCAAAAATATTGTGCTCATATCTGCCATAGCCAATTCCAGCCATAGCGATTACAGCCAGGCCAATCATTAAATAAGAACTAATTGGCAGAGGGAACATCATTATCCTTTTGAGTTGCAGCTTTAGCACCAATCATGACACCAGAGCCACCAAGAACTGTGCCAAATCCTACACCTAATTGTGAGAAGTCAATATCATGTCCATGTAAAACATGAATAATAGCAATAGCCAAGAAGCCAAAAAGAGCAGCAACAGCGCAAACCCTAGCTGCACAATAGGTTTCATTATTATCCTCTGTCAAAATGTCTTTAAATAGTTTCATTTTTTGGTAGTAATAGTATCTGAGCCTTTAGTAACTGTTACCTTATCACCATCTACAGTTACAGACATAGGGGGTTCTTTATCAGCTAAATGGTCAAGCCTTTCAATAAGTTGCTGAATAACAGTAAATTCAGGCTTTTCTTCTTTTTCAGTTGTACCTGAAACTGCATTCATCATGTTGATGATAGCCATGATTGCACCGCCAGCCATACCAATAACTGCTGCAATTTTTGCAGTATCTAAAAAAATACTAGCTGCTACAGAAATAACAATAATTGCTGTAATGTAAGCCAATCCATGCTGACCAATAGAACGACCTGCTACTTCTTTTGCTGAATCAAAATTATTATTTTCCATGCCATAACCCTGCAAAAAAGCTTATTAGTCCACTAATTGCTGAAACAATAGCCATTCCCATCCAAAAACCGCCTCTAGACTTATTTGCTAAAGCTACAAGCTCCTCTATTTGAGATTCCATTTTGTCTTGTTTTTTAGAAATATCATTTAGCTTAGACTCATAGCCCTCTACTTTTTGCCAAAGAACACCATATTTAACTGGATCAAAATCAAAAGACATAAAACACCATTAAGTTTTCATGATGTATGCAAGAGCATAATAAGGAGGCATATTTGCATTAGTTCCGCTAGAACCAGCAGATTGCAAACTAATTCCTGTAGTA